GACCGTCAGTGCCGTGGTGACCGCAGCGCCGTCAGCGTAAATCTGAAGCGGAGCCACCACAGGATCGACGGTTCCGTACCAGTTGATCTGCGTGCCGCCGCCAGTGCTGGCAACCATCACGCACGCGCCGCCGAAACGGCCGAAGGGAAACTTGCCCGAGGTGGTTGCCGCCGAAGAGTTGGCGGTGACAACCATGCCGGGAGAGAAATGGCGAGCGATTTCGTTCATCGGTTCTTGACCCTGTAGGCGTGTTTTTCAATGACCTTTTCACGGAGTTCGGCAGTCTTGGCGCCGGGGTTCTTCTTCTTCTCCCGGCGCACCAAGTCCTTGACGATTGATTCGTTGATGAGCGTCCGCTTTGGCGCGGCGGGGCCGGGGTCATAGTTGACGCTCCCGGTCACCATCATCTGCCGCTCTTTGGCTACGCGGAGAACGTCATCGTTCCCTGACACCCAAGCCTTGGGGTCGCGCCAGCCGCGATGGTTGGCGATGCCGCCGCAGTAGTACTTGCCCGAGATGTTGATCCCAGCGGCCTTGGCTTCGTCAGCCACGTACTTGGCTTGGCGGAGCGGCATGGCATCTAACTGTTGGTTGTTGTAGCGGCCTTCCATGAACGCCCGGTCGGTTCCCTGCGTCCCGGGAGGACATTGCAGGGCACACATCTCTGCGAACCGCGGATTCTGGCCGTCCTCAACCATGCGGCGGTAATGGGCCTGCACGGACGAGGAGGCGTTGGCGATGTCGAATGGAAGGTCCATATACAACTACTGTCCCGGGGGAGGGCCTTGTGGCGGCTGATCCTGCGGAGGGCCTCCTTGCGGGGGCTGACCAGGAGGAGGCCCTGGGGGTGGCGGAGGCGGAGGTGGCACGGCGAAGTCGGCCACATCCATCTGGTTGACCTCGCCCCACTTGGCCATGAGGGTGTTGAAGAGTTCCGGCTTTCCGGCCTGCAACATGCCCTGAGCGACAGGCATCATCACCTGCATCAGGTTGTTGAGGTTCTCTGTCTTGGTAGCAATGTTGGGCTTCCTCGCGGAGCCGGCTTCGACCCGGTAGTCGTACTCCCTGACAATGGAGTCAGGGTCTTCCTGCTGTACGTGCATCTGCCACGCTTGGGCTGCCATCGGACCCATGAACGGGGCAACGTCTTGTGGCTGAATCAACCACCTCGCAAGGAGTGCTTCCTTCCTCGCAACGTCCGAAAGAGCGTCTTCCAGCGTGTTGGCATAATCGTCTGGCCTGACCGAGATTTGCTCGGCCTTCACGTTGGCCTCTGCAGCTGACCGGAACTGATTTCTGGTCATGCCGTAAATTAACTCTGTCAGGCCCACTCGCCGGTCGAAGAGGTTCGTCACCTCCGCGATGATCTTGTATAGGTCTTCTGTGACTGCGGGAAGCTGGAAGACTGAGATCACATCGTTGACCGACCGGCCGATGGCTTCAGAGATTTCCACAATCTTGAAACCGCCCTCCGACTTCTCAAGCAACTTGCTCTTGAGGTTCTCATCCGCAGCCTTCGACACGCCAATCAGCACTTGGCTGGACGCTGCAATGCGTGTTGCAAGGAAGGACATCGCCCAATTAATGAATCGAAGCTCACCGATCCCGGGGCGGATCAGCGACACAGGCCATGAGTAGCCAGGCTTGCCGTGCCACGCCAGAAGTGTGAACGGCCAACCGTTCGGCTCGGCCCAGAATGGGATGGGCCACTGAGTGTTCATAAACAGTTGCTGGGGAATGCCCGTCTCGTCCACCTCCTCTTGGAGCATCTTGGGCGGGCAGTTCAGCGGGAAGTCCACGCCCTCGGCAACGACGATGTAGCAGTTTGGCCCCATGGCATCGAACTTGCCCTTGAGGTCCTTGTCGGAGTCCTTGAGCCGGTCACCGAATCCAATCTTGGAGTAGACCTCCCAGTAACAGATGAGGTCGGCCGTCTTGCCGTTTCTCTTCTGAGTCCTGTACCCACGCTGATCCTCATTCACCCGAGACGAGTAAGACTCGGCGTGACCCTTGAGGTCTTCAATCGACAGACCAAACTTCGCCGCCACCTCATCGACTGGCTGAACCCGCTTGCGTGCGGCCCAGCGGATGTCTTCAAACTCGTCGGCGTCAGGGTCCCAAGTCAGGTTGTCGATGGAGTCAAAGAACGACCCAGCCATCTTCACGTTCGACCCAGGTGGCGAATACAGCTCATGCCACCACACGCCAGCACCCTTGATGAACGCTTCCTCCACAACCTTCCGAGAGTGACGCTTGAGATCAAGCTCGTTGGGTGTGTAGTTGAGGTAGTCTTCCAAGAGCTTGGAAACAACCTTGCGGCGCTCAAAGGCGAACTGCTGCTGCTCCATGCCCTGCTGGTACGCCTGCACCCCAGGATCGGGCATCATCACCGGCTGGCCGTCAGGCCCCATCACAGGGCCTTCTGGACCCATCTGCGGAACCGGGGGCTGCGGGAAGATTCCCAACAGCTGTGGGCCGATGATGGGGAACTGCCTGGCGTTGACCGTCCGGGCAGGGTTCCGGTGATGAATGACTGCCGAGAACAGACGCACGGCCTCCCAGACACGGTTGACCGTCATCCGAAACGCAGGTGGGTCGATGCCGCGGTTGTAGCCCCGCTCGCCCATGGCATAACTGTTTTCCCACATAACCGATGGGTCGCTCGCGTAGAACCCCATAGCTTCTTTTGCATCGTCTGTGAACGCCTTCTTGTGCTTTTCAGCCAAGTCGATGAGGCGGAGCCAGTTCTTGGCTATGGGCGCGAGCGGGTTATCGTTGGACACGCAGTATCTCCCTACTGTCTATTGCCCTTCCGGCCCTCAAGTTCGGCCACTTTCTTCTCAAGAAGTGCGACTTTCTCGGACAGGATGGCTTCTTTGCCCGCCGGCCGGGGTCCCCAGAAGCCGTATTCCTTCCAAGCCGGGAACTCTTGGACCCCCGGATCGTCCTTGTGGTGGACGCTGGCCTTCTCAACCCCGCCATAACCCGGGACCACGGCCCAAAGCGTCAGGGTCCGCGAGGCTGTGGTGGTCACAAACGCCATGACAGGGTCCGCGCCCTCATGGGCGTAGAACAGAACCATGTCGCCAATCTTCACTTCGGGCATTTCGTAGCTAGTCATTTCCGGCTTCCCATCGGGCCAAGGATCACGCAGGCGTCTTCGGACGCCCGCTCTCGTTTCTTCTTCCTGTCTAAGTAGTCCACCCACCATGGAGTAGGACCGTAGGTCTTGGGTGGCTTGTGGTACTTCGGCTCATTGGCGCAGAGGTATTCCAACACTTGGCAGGCGTGGACCTCGCCTCGGGTCTGTGGTTCGTCGGTCACGTAGACCTGGCCGTTGACCGTCGTTGTCTTCTTCCTGTACCGCTTGATTTCCCTGAGGAGGTTCGGACACCCACCCTCTAAAAACTTCAACTTTGTAGTGCCGTCGCCCTTGATGTGCAGCGCCTGCCTAACGAGAGCCGTGCGGGCCTGGATGTCATCAGACCCCGGAATGAACTGCGTGTTCGTCAACTGGAAGCGGAACTTGCGCTTCTTGAGTTCCTCGGAGTAAAGCTCATGCGGAAGTCTTCCGGACCCAAGGTCACGCAGCGCACCGCCGTGCATGTCCATGATCCCGGTGTAGATGTTCTGCTCCAGGGCCTTGGAACAGAACTGCTCTCCCCAGATCAGCGCGTTGCAGTTGCGGATGTACAACTCGTCGTAGATCAGCCAGAACTTCTCGTCTGGCGGGATGGCGAGGAAGAGAGTCGCCATGACCGCATGGCCTGGGTCGATCCCCACATAGCGAGTCCAGTCCGATGGGATTCGACCATCAGGGAGTTCGGACCTCTGCATCATGTGGACTGACGCATTGAAGGTCGGGTACATGAGCGTCGATTCGGTGGTGAACTCACCCTCGGCACGCATGCGGAGTTCATCCATTCCGAGAGCCGACCACCGTTCGATGTTCTTCTTCTTTTCTTCCGGGTCGATGTGGTCGTTGTCCAGGAATCGAAGGACGAACTTCTTGATGAGCGGAACTTCCTGGCCCAGCTCCTCGGCCTTATCGGCTCGCTCGCACAATCCAAGGAGCGCGTCGTTCTTGCTCCACGGCATGGCCGACCAGACAAACCGGCCCTTGCGGTCAGACAAGCGAGCCTGCATTTCGCCCACCCAACGCTCGTTATTAATGTCCTCGTCTATATGTACAAGGTCGGCTTGAAAGCCTTGCGGCGGTTCCCCCTCAGACGAGAAACAGTAAATGGTCCAGCCGTTGTTGAGTTCAGCCTTGTTGAGGTAGCCAGCGTTCTTCTGCACCCAGGACATGTCTTTGATCAGCCGGGGCGGAATCAATGGCGGAGCGGGCTTGGAGTCCTTTTGACGAGGGGCATCGGTCCCGGGATTGAAGGCCCTCCACTTGCCCGTGTCCTGATCTTTTATGATGCGAAATGCCCCGGCCTTAAACAGCATGGGATAGACCACCATGCCGATGTGCTGCCAGTTCTTCCCGATGATCACAAGGTTGCCGCCCTCCCTGGGATACTTCCCGTGAGGGTCTTGGCCAGTGGCGGCGCGAGCATCCTCAACGAATGAACACGCACTCTTGCCTGACCGATTGCCGCCGATCACCAATCGCTCCGATGACATGCACTTGTGGAAGTCATCTTGCTTAGGCATCGGCACGTACAGACGCAACGCCTCAAGGCGACGTTCGGACAGTTCGGCTTGAACGTCCTTCATCTGCCCAAGAGCGTGCTGCGTCAGCCCGCCGATTGGGCCTTCAACTGGGGGTGGCGGTGAAATCTTGGGGTGCTTTTTCATACTCGCCGCAGCCGTCAGCTGCCGTCACCACTGGGTACGCACATGTCTCTTGGTCCACCCACCTCGGCGGATACCGGCGGCACTGCGCCCACGGCCCCGCCTCCGCGATCAGTTTGAACCAACGGCAGGTTTCGCACTTCATCTACTATCTCCACTTTCTTGAGACTCATCGCCGCCTCCAGAACCTGTCTCCGGAGTTCGGCTTCCAGTTCTTCTTCACTCATCAGCTCAAGCGGCTTCTTGGCACC